TGAGTTGGGCTTCACGGAGCAGGGCGGCCTCGGCTCGCAAGGCTGGCACGAGGGCCAGGCGAGCGTGCAGTACCGCAAGGGTCGGCTGCCCACCACGCGATGGCTCGAGGAATTCGTCACCGACGTCCTGCGCCTGCACCTGCGGATGCCACGTGCGCTGGAGTTCCGCTTCCTCGGCTTGGACCAGGAGGACGAGGCCGCAGCGGACGCCGTCACTGAGAACCGCATGAAGTCCGGCCGGCTCACCCTCAACGAGGCGCGCGACACCGCGGGCGAGCCGCGCTACGACGTGCCCGAGGCGGACATGCCGTTGCTCGTCACCACGAAGGGCGTGGTTTTCCTCGACGGCGCCAGCGAGACCGCACCGCCCGGCACGCTGATCACAGCCGGTGGCGCGGCACCCGCCGCCGGCGAACATGACGACAAGGACACCGACGAGAATGAAGACGCAGACGGCGACTCGGACGGTGAGGAAGACGACCAGGCGCCGGACGGCGAGCGGGCCGAGGCCGTCAAAACGGAGCTCGCCGCGTTCCGCAGGTGGGCCCGCCGTAACCCCGCGCCCCGCCGGCCCTTCCAGTTCGGCACCGTGACGAAGGCGGACGCCCCGGACGTCAACCAGGAGATCGTTCTCTTCGCTGACCCCGTGCAGGGTGGTGGTGAGCGCCCAAAAGCGTCGTCTTCCCAGGCTACTGACGCCCGGGAATGGCCCGGCTGGTCGGTGGACCGCCGGGCCGCCGCGTATTGGAAACGCCGCGTCATCAAGGCGATGCGCGGCGTCGTCGACGCCCGTGTCCTGGCGGAGCGGTGGATCGCCCAGCGCGGCATCGTCATCAAGGCGGACGAGCCGGACCTCGGCGGTGTACAGCGCGAGGGCGGCGACGACGACCACCAGCGCCGGCCGTACGACGACGCCGTGGGCTGGCTCGTCGCCCAGGGCGTCAGCCTCACCGCAGCCCTCCTGATCATCAGGGAGATCCAGGCCGACGGGTACGTGATCGGGGAGCGGTCGGCGAGCGCCGTCCTCACCGGGGAGTGGAGCGTGGACTGGTCGCAGTGGCGGCCGGGCGACCCTGACGCCGCGCGCCTGGTCCGCCCGACCGGCGCTGCCAACGGGCTGCAGACCCTCCTCGACGACGCCGGGATCGTCATCCACAACGTCGCAGCGAACCGCATGGACCGCTTCGCGAAGGTGCTGTCCGACGCCCTGGCGCGCGGGGACAGCGCCGACACCCTCGCGCTGTCCATCGGTCACCTTCTCGCAGACCCGTCCTGGGCGGAACGCATCGCGGTCACCGAGATCGCCCGCGGGGTGTCAGCCGCATCCCTGTTCACCTACCAGGCCAACGGCATCCGGCAGAAATCCTGGCTGACCGCCGTCGACGAGCGGGTGTGCCCGGTGTGCCTCACCAACGAGGGCGCTGGCGCGATCGGGATCAGCCAGCCGTTCCCGTCCGGGCACCAGATGCCGCCCGGCCACCCCTCCTGCCGCTGCTGCCCCCTCCCCGAGGGCATCGGCATCTGACCCCACAGCCCCTGTCGCCGGCGGACGGCGCGCGCGGAAGGAGCAGTTGATGGACGAGATCGCCTACGCGTGGGCGCCGATCACCAAGAGTGAGGAGCAGGACGACGGCACGTTCATGGTCTACGGGCCGGCCGCGTCCTCTCACCTCGACCGCGACCGCCAGCGCCTGAACGAGCAGTGGTTGGACCAGGCGATGCCCGCCTGGTTCGAGCAGGGCGCCAACATTCGGGAGCAGCACGACGCGAAGCGCGCGGTCGGCGTCGGCGTCGGCCTGGTGAAAGGCGACGGGGACAGCGGGCACATGCTCGCGTCCCACGTTGTCGACCCGGTCGCCTGCCTGAAGGTCAAGCACGGAGTCCTCAAGGGCTACTCCGTGGGCATCAAGAGCCCCAAGGTGAAACTGGGGAAGGCGGACGCGCCCGGCGGGGAAGTCGTCGGCGGAGACATCGTCGAGGTCTCCCTGGTTGACCGGCCGTGCAACCCGACCACCTTGTTCGAGATCGCGAAGACCGACGGCGCCGGCGGCCAACTCGCGGCCGTCGCGGACGCCGACGTCGTCGAGAAGAGCGACGCCGCTGCGTTCGGCATCCCGGAGCTCGTGTACGGGCAACTCCCGGACGCCGTGAGGGGCGCGCTGACCGCGCTCGCCGCTGCCGGCACCACGGTCACTACCGAGACGGTGAAGACCGAGATGCCGGCCGCCGAGGAGGGGACGGTGGTCTCGTCTCCGACGTTCATGATCAAGCTCCACGGTGCCGCCGTCGACGAGGGCTTCACCCGCGGCGTTGACGACGCCGGTACGCAGTCGGCCGATGTCGCGAAGGCGGACCTGTCCGCCCCCGGGCGGCGCCGCGCGGCGCGCGCCGGGACTGCGATGGCCGACGGTTCGTACCCCATTGCGAGCAAGTCCGACCTTCGTAAGGCGATCAGGGCGGTCGGCCGCGGCTCGGGCGATCACGACGCGATCCACCGACACATCATCAAACGGGCCAAGGCCCTGGGATTGGAGAGCATGGTGCCCACGGACTGGACCAGCGGCGGAACGAAGAACACCGCGGCCACGACCGCCAGCAAGGTCGACGAGACCACCACCGAGGACACCGCGGCGGTCCAGGAGGCGGACGCGGAGAAGGCTGAGGCCATCCTCCGCGACGTGCGCGCCCTCGTCCCCGCCCTCACCAAGGCCGACGACGGCGGCGAGGACACGGGCGACCGCGGCGACGGTGGTGACGGCGGCGGGGAGATCACCAGCGCGGACCAGGCCGTCGCCGTCATCGCCCAGCTCATCGTCGGCGAAGCCGAAGCCCTCGCCGACGGCAACTTCACCAAGGCCATCACCATCGGCCTCCTCCTCGACGCCGTCCGCTCCCTGAGGTGGTTCAAGCGCGAGTTGGAGTGCGCCGAGGACATGGTGCGCACCGACACCACGAAGGCCGACGAGGCGACACCCGCCGAGCCGGCCAAGCAGGAGGCGCCCGCCGCCACGGCGGACAGCGCCGGCACGGAGAACACCGTCGGCCCTCTGACGAAGGCCGACGTCGCAGAGCTCCTGACGTCCGCAGTCGCAGAGGCCACGGCCGCCCAGGAGGAGCGCATCACCGCGCTCACGGGCGACCTGACGAAGGCGACGCAGGCCATCGAGGAGCTGCGCGCGCAGCCCGCCGCCGGCGGACCCGTTCTGACCCGCACGCCGGGACAGGCCGCAGCGGCGCGCACGAGCGACGCCGACCGCCTCCGCGCTGAGGCCCGGACCCTGCAGGAGAAGGCGGACGCCGTTGGCGACCGTGATCTGCGGGAGGGCTACCTGGAGCGCAGCCGCGAGCTCCTGGCGAAGGCCGACGCCTGACCCGCGCATCGCGCGGCCCATCACCGTTCATCCGGCCCCCGTGCGGGGCCACTTGCACGAGAGGAGCAGGGCATGCCCCTGCCCAAGGCACAAGTTCTGTTCGGCGATTCCCCGGAGGCGCCGGAGCTGTCCAAGGCCGAGGTTTCTCGCCGGTTCGACGAGCTCATGACGGCGCTCGCCGACGCGCCGACCCGGACTCTCGGACCGACCGACGTGGTCCAGGCATTCAGTCAGGGCCACGGCATTCAGTTCCAAGCCGGACCGGCGACGGCGTACGAGGCGCTGACGAAGGCGCTGGAGGGCGACGTCGCCAAGGCGATCAGCCCCGACGCCCTCGCGTCCGTCACTAGCGCCCTTGACACCCTGAAGTCGCAGCAGCCGGACCTCGTCAAGGACATCTCCCTGAGCTCCCCGCTCGGCACCGGTCTGGTCGCCTACGACCTGGAGGCGCCGGCGAAGATGCTGACGCCGCGCCCGACACCGCTGCGCAACCGGCTCCCGCGCCGCAAAGGCATCGGTGCCGGCCACCAGTTCAAGGTCATCAGCGGGTTCACCGGCACCGCCACCGGTGGTGTCGCGAACATCCACCCGGGCATCGTCGACGCCACGCAGACCGACTTCCGGCCGCCGGGCGGCTCGAACGGCCTGTGGTACGCCCGCGGCCCGAAGATCAGCTACGCGGGCTACGACAAGACCGTCCCGTACTCGCAATTCAGCGTGTCGGACGCGGTCACCTGGTCCGCGCAGTACGCCGGCCAGGGCTACCAGGACATCCGGCAGCTCTCCCGCACCAGCCTGCTCTACTCCAGCATGCTGCTGGAAGAGCGCATGCTCCTCCTCGGCCGCGGCACCAAGTCCGGGTTCCTGGGGGCGCTCGCGGCGCCGACCGGCCTCACCCTCACCGCCCGCTCCGCAGCGGCCGGCGAGACCGCACTGACCGGCGTCTCGACGAACATCTACGTCAAGGTCACCTCTGACGCAGGTGACTTCGGCCAGTCCACCCTCACCTCGGCCGTGAACGTCGCGCCGTCCAGCCAGGTCGTCGACGTCACCGTCACCCTGCCCGCAGGCGCCACCGGCTTCCGGGTCTACGTCTCCACCGGCTCCTCCGACCCCGGCGACGCCTCCCGGTACTACGCCGGCCGCTCCGGCTACAGCACGTTCACGCTGCAGGGCGCGCTCCCGACGTCCGGCACCGCGGCCTCCGCAGTCACCGCGGACACCAGCGCGTACGCGTCCGGGTACGACGGCATCGTGCCGATCTGTACCGGCTCCGAGTCCGGGTACGTCAACCGCCTCAACGCCGCTCTGTCGACCGCGAACCCGGGCGCGGAGTTCCAGACCGCGTTCGCCGCGCTGTACGACAAGGTCAAGGCGGACCCCGACCGCATTCTGTTCAACGGGTCGGACCGGAAGCAGCTCAGCGACAGCCTGAAGGTGTCGTCGTCCAGCAACTACCGGATGACGCTCACTCAGGACCAGCTCACCGGTGTCACCATCGGCGACGTCGTCAACACGATCATCAACGAGGTCACCGGCAAGGGCGTCGCCGTCGAGGTGCACCCGTGGCTGCCGCAGGGCATCGCCCCGATCATCTCCGACACCCTGCCGCTCCCGGACAGCGAGGTCAGCGACGTCTGGGCCGTCTACAACGTCCAGGACATGATGGGCAT